GCGGCACAATCCACGAGGAGCTGTCCGAGTCAAATTGGGCCCCTATCAACGTGCTGATATATAAGCTACAGGACCAGCTCATAGCAGGCATCGAACTCCTACGGGATCATTTCGACATCGTGTATATCCCGTGCGTAGTCGGAAATCACGGGAGGCATAATAAGCAGTACCGAGCAAAAAACAAGCCCTACGATAATTTTGAGTACATCCTGTACCACAACATCGCGCACCACTATCGAGACGATGACGATGTGGTGGTGCATGTAGCTGACGACACTGATATCACGTTTTCTGTCTACGGTACTACATTTCGGATGACTCATGGCGACCAGTTCAGGGGCGGAAACGGCATATCAGGGATTACGATGCCGATTTTTCGAGGCAATCACAAAAAACAGGCCAACGCACAGGCAGTCAAGCAGCCGTATGATGTGCTCATGATAGGCCATTTTCATCAATACATGGATGTCGGATCGATCGTCGTGAACGGATCGATCAAGGGATATGACGAATATGCGTACCAGAGTAATTTTTCGTTCGAGCCACCTCAGCAGGCCATGTTTTTTGTCAATCCAAAGTTCGGGCGAACATACAGGATGCCTATATTTTGCGAGCCAAAACCCAACAACGAAAAAAAATCAAAAATAGAGAGGGTGTTGTAATGTCAAAGAAGTACATACTAATAACAGGATGTTGTGACCCAATGCGATGGTATAGCGGGCTTGTCGGTCGCAAAGTGCCGTTTGTTCGCGACACTGGGGATGGGTGGGCATCTATTGACCGTGGTGGGTACGTAAATTTAGTCCAATATGAGGACGGCGTTCTGATAGTAGCAGGCGATTAGCCATACGTTTACCATCTTGTGCAATACTATAAATATCAAGAAATAGAAAGGATACGAGATGGAAACGGTAGTGCTAAGGTCCATTGACCCGAGAAGTGGGTTTGCAACTGGCTCGACAGTAAAGTTTCTTCTTGCCGGCAGGTACATGATTGTGTGTGAGGAGTTCGGGTATCCGGAGATCAGGTTGCCAATCTATGCTCGCAAGTACTTCGAGGAGGTGCGTAATGACGGTTGAGCAGCTTATGCAGCTTATTCATGAGTCAACAGAAGATGAAAAGGCGTCTGCGCGTCATGATGCTGACATGCGCAACGATTTCTATTATTTTATCGACGAGTTAGACGAAAAAACAGACATCATCACGGCTGTTTTTGCTGTAAAGCAGGCGTGCAAAGAGTATGGCTACGACATCAACGATGTTCTGTGCGTAATTGCGGACATAGCTTAGACGGCCTTTGCGCGGTTGCGCCATCCGTTTCTAAATACTGCTAGCGCTGGTCTGTGTCGGATCAGGGCTTCGTAGTATTTGATCTCAGCTTCATCAAACTGCATATCAAAATCGTCTTCGCTGTGCTCGTTTAGGGCCTTGATTGTGTTTGGCCCAATTATGCCATCTGCAACTGCTCCTATGATCTCCTGTGCGCGCTTTACAGCCGTCTTCTGCCCAGCGTTGATGCCAAAGACAAACAGCTCCTCGGCCGTGTTTTGCGGAACGACCTCGTCTAGGCGCATTGAATCCCAGAAAAGCGCTTTGTAGAAACTTGATACGATATTGCGGAAAGCGGGATCGTGATACAGCTCAGACGACGCCTCTTTGACGTCGCCTCCACTCTGCTCAAGCGCACCGATCACAAACGACCACCCGCCCCATCTAGGATGCGCAGCCTGGTAGATGCCGCCGACGGTATATCCTATCTCTCCCGGGTTCTTGTGCAGAAAATTTCTCGGTGACGAAAATTCCAACTTCGACAGCTCAGCCATTGCTTTTTTAAAATCAGCCATCATTTTCTCCTTGATATCAGCCATCTAAGACCGAATGTTGCGGCTACTATTCCAGTAACTAACATAATGTACCACTCAGGCGTTTTCTGCAGGGTATTGAATCCGTCCAGAATAATAGCCTGCCAGCTCGGGACGAACGCTCCTATAAGTGGCAGGGAAAAAAGAATAGTGAACCATTCATCTTTCCAAGAGTGTTTCATGCTCTCCTGTGCTCTGGCGTCCCAGTCCGCTTCTACCTGGATGCCCTGCTTCGCCAGCTCTGTAGCAACGTCGATCTTTTTCATCCGCGCTTCGTGGTCCCGATCAAGTTCGCGGTCTCTCTGCTCTACTTCGAGAGTTTTGCGCTTTTGCCACTCGACAATCGGTTCCTTGACTACCCCAAGAACGCCCTCAACTATACCAGATATCCATGACATGTTTACTCCTTGTCGTTTTTTCTTCGACCGCCAATTACACTATATATCATCTCGACAGCCCCGGCGATATTGTCCATTCTTGCCAGCAGTTTCTCTTCTATGTGCCTAATATTCTCCTCATGCTGTCTGCGTGTTACGAAATACTCTTGCACATATTCACGCGTAGCGAACGTTCGATCAAGCGCCTCGGTGACCTTGATTTTTTCGTCTTCCAGGGCATTGATACGATCCTTGTTTTTGATGTCATTTTTCTCAAGCGTCGCTATTTTCCAATGATCGATTGCGGCCTTTCCGATGAGGCCGAAAATCGATAGCGCCGCAGTCAGCATTGACCCGTCAACCTCGCTCATCGTCTCCCCCTATCAGCTTGATGATGTCTCTCAGAGGGAGTGATTTCGGCTCTTCTATAAATTCCACCCCTTCGATAGCGTGCGCCAGCTGATTTGCGATCACTTTCCCATTTTTTCCTGCAAAATGGCCGATTTCCTGCTGTTCGAATTCTTTCCGACTGACATGTCCGATTGCATTCGCTGAGTCCATGAGTGTTTCGATCTCTATCAGTGCGTCGTTTAGTAGTTTTTTCTGGTCTCGCTCGTGATATCGAAGCTCCTCAAGGTCAATCTTAGCTAGTTCAACTTCATGTTTATCGTATGAGTTGTCTATCGTGTGTTGCAGCTTATCGGCTTTTACCGCGTCGCGTCGTTTCTGGAAATAAAATCCTGCGAGGTCGTTGATCCTTGACCTAAGCCTGAGCCCGGTAGCCCGGTATTTCCGTCCCTGCGAAAACTCCCGGCCCTCAACTAGGTTCGCCCTGTTCTGCACTTGCGAATTCTCAAACGGTATGTCAAAGAATCGTTTTTCGTACTCTTCGTAAATTTCTTCAAACGTCATGATTGCACCCCGGCAGAACTACTGCGAGCTACGCTGAGGTTTGCTGACGGGTTGATGGCAGTTTCGTCGGAAAACTGGATGCCGTCGATTTCTGAAATGTTTGAGGTAGTGTACCCGCCCATCGCATAGCCGTCTGTTGATGAGTTTGTCCCTGCTGCGGCTCTTCGAGCTGCGCTCAATGTTGCAGCCGGGTTGATGGCAGTTTCGTCGGAAAACTGGATGCCGTCGATTTCTGAAATGTTTGAGGTAGTGTACCCGCCCATTGCGTAGCCGTCTGTTGATGAGCTTGTTCCTACTGATCCTCTCCTCCCTACGCTGAGGGTTGCTGACGGGTTGATGGCGGTCTCGTCAGAGAACTGAATTCCGTCGATTTCTGATGAGTTTGAGCCTGTTGTCCCACCCATTGCGTAGCCGTCTGTGGATGAGTTTGTTCCTGCAATTTGTTGTCTGGAGACGGAAAGCGTTGCTGACGGATTGATTGCAGTTTCGTCGCTAAACTGAATGCCGTCGATTTCTGACAGGTATGAACCATTGAAGCCACCCATTGCGTAGCCATCTGTGGACGAGCTTGTTCCTACTGATCTTCTCCTCGCTACGCTGAGGGTTGCTGACGGATTGATGGCTGTTTCGTCGCTAAACTGGATGCCGTCGATTTCTGTAGTGTCTGAGGAAGTATATCCTCCCATTGCGTAGCCGTCTGTGGATGAGCTCGTCCCTGCTGCGCCCTCTCTCGCCAAACTCAAAGTTGCTGACGGATTGATAGCTGTTTCATCGCTAAACTGGATGCCGTCTATTTCTGCAGTGTTTGAGCCTGTGGACCCGCCCATTGCGTAGCCACGCCCAGAAAACACACTAACAAGAGTCCCGTAAAGCCAGTCATGCGCAACGCAGTCAAGCTTCACTGTTCCATCGTCGTCTACAGCTATTACAGCAATTCGTCCTGCCCACGCTTCAGTGCCGTAGGTTGTCCCCCAGTTAAGGGTGAAACCTCCACCAGAGCTCGCAACTGTTTCTGCAAGCTTTGTAAACTCAGGGGTCCCGCCTGGGTCGATTTTCAGAGCAACGACAGAGTTATCGTGACCAGTGCCGTTTTGCTCTGTTGTCCCTTCATATTTATAGTCAGCCACCGATCACCCCTTTTGTCAAATTATACTCTTCTGATGGTGTCGCGGTCAAGTTGAAGTCGACCACAAGGTCGAACGAGTGCTCATGTTTCTGCATCGACGCATATCCGTCCCGGGCAGACCATAGCTCAACATGAAGTCTTGGCGGGACGTCGTATGACGTGTCTGCATTTAGCGCAGCTTCTGTGTACGTCCAAGCAGTCCCGGTTATGCCCGCTTCTGTGTGCAGCTCTGTTCCCACATCGTCTTTGACTACAACGGTATATGTTGTCCCATCTTCAGGCCCGATATCTCCATCGGCGAAGTCAAAAAGCTCCGATGATGTCTGCTGTTTTCGGTCCCTATGCGCCCACGTTATTTCTACGTCGCCCAATACTACCTCGTCCGGGAAATATTTTCCGGATATCTTAAAATTGCCCGGGGGATATGGCCGAATCGCCCGAGAGTTCATAGTGACAGCATCTTCCGGGGCGTCGTCGATGTCTAGTTGCTCGGTAGTGGTCACGGTCAGGAGCTTGGCGCTGATTTCCTCTCCCGACGCATATTGCACGCCGTCTGTCTCGGGGAACAGATCCCAAAACAGCACTGGGGCTCCGTCCGAGTGCTCCGCTGGAACGGTGTCCAGGACTCCTCGTCCGATAGTCATCGATGTGCTGCTGATGTCGTCTACGCGCACAATCTCGTCCCCGACCTGCGCATGCGTGCCGATGACCACTTCATCGATATCGCTGCCGCCTGAGATCTGCACAACCGTCTGGACCTTTGTTATGTCCCCATCGAGAGACGCGAATGGCGCAAAGTCCACAATAGTTTCCGCGTCTGTATATGTCCCGGTGTCGGGGTCTACGTACATTCGTGCGTTTATCGCGGCGCCAGTCGCAGGTCTACCGCCAGCCGCGATCAGATACCCAAGGTCCTCATTCGCTGCAAGCTCGTCATCAGTCGTCGTCTGTCCGATAGCCTGCACCACCTCGTAATACGGCGACTCAGTGACAAGCCTTGGATATACCGCGGCAGGCGCGCTGTCGATGCCCTGGAACTCGTCTGTATCAGATGACACGACAGCGCTACTTGGCAGGTCGAACACGTCCTGCACAAAATCTATCTTTATACTGTTGTCCTTTCCGTCTCCGAACGACATGCCCTTTACGCGCATTACAACCGACGTGATGCCGTAATCTGACCACGACAACAGGAACGGGTCCCCTATGTTGAGCCCTTTTGCGGCTGATCCGGTCGTGATGCTGCCGCTCCACGTCGAGCTAGACAGAGACCGGAGATCACGAGCAGCAGCTCTCGCAGCCAGGGCCTGACTTGTGAACCCGGGATAATCAACGGTGGTATTAATGACCGACCCTTGCATCTGCACGAGAGCCGGATCGCTCACCGTCACGCTCGCTGTCGTGTCTGTTCGCGCGTCCCAATATTTCACAGTGACAGAGTTGACGCGCTCGCTGTAGTTCGACTTCGACGCATCTACCGACACAGAGTTGCTCTCGTAGAGATGCACCAGCTCCTCGACATCGTAGTCGTCGCGTATGAGTTTCAGCCCGATCTTTCCGGTACTTCTGTCGATAGTGCGCGACGCGTCGATATGTCTCAGCACCTCACCAACAAAAGACTCTATCGTGCTGGACGCATCCCATGTCATAGACATGCCCATACCCTCGTCGTATAGCGTATCGGCGGCGGCGGCGAAGAGTGTGTCGTCTACATCGGATTCGCTGTAGCCCATTCCCCATGTTTGGTCAGTGAAGCACTCGCGGACGATGTGAGCTGGGTTCATATCTACGTTGTCGGCCCTTGCAACTACTGTAGCCCAAATCCAGGTGTTTGATGCGCCAGATGCATATGCGTGCACGCTCACTGTGTCGCCCTTGTCAGCCTGTACGGTAGCAATATACCCGTATGTCCGCTCTAGGTGCCACTCGCCGTCACGTCGATTCCAAAAAACGCCAGACACAAGCTCCCTGTCTACGCTGTCGCCGTTCACTGTCACGCCGCCGTCTTCCAGATACTGCGATATGTATATCTCTACCGCTCCATCGAATGGCATCGTAGCGTTGACGTCTGCAGATACGCCCCCACTACTAGCTGCTGTATAGTCATGCCCGAGATACGACTCGCCTATCGCCGCTTTGTCTATATACCACTGCTCATCACCGGCGCTTGTTTTGCTGATGCGCTTTGTTTCTGCTGCCCACGGTTTGATATATGGACTATTTCCTAGGTAGCATTGATTGAGTATCATGCCGGCCACGCCTCGGGATGCAGGTATGTTTGGTCCAAGCTGACTCTGCAGGTACGCATTTTGGGTTTGGTCTGTTGATCCGGGTTGTATATCGACTACGCCGGATATGCCGCCCTCTCGGTCAGATCCGCCGAATACATCGATCATATTGATCGTTGTTGATACTACGCCCTGGTCCCTGCGCAGTGGGTCTCCCTGGTTGTACCGCGCTGGCTCTGCTATGAGTTTCCCATCCGCAAAAATTTTTGTGACAGCATCTATATCGCCGTGGCATATGCGCAGGTCCATGCCCAAGTAGTACTTGTATCCTGCAGTCTGCTTTTTGCCCCCGCTACCCACGCTCGGCTTCCTCCCTTGCTGCTTGCGCTACCCGCAGTGCCATCGCGTCCCCGGTGGCCTCGACAACGTCGATAGGCAGGCCACGCAGAAAAAACTCTCGATCACTGATGCCGTGCCGCCGGAGGAACACACGCGCGCCTTCGGCACATCCGCCTGCCATCCGCACATGTCTTGGCTTTACGAGTATCATTTTCCGCCCTTTTTGCGGATTGCGACTGCTTTGAAATCTCCATACCATACTACATTCGGCCCGGTTACTCGCCTTGTGCCGAAAACGACGGGGATAGACCTCCCGTCCTCAGCCGTCGGGGCATTCACCTCTTCTATGCCCGCAGGCTTTGCGGGCTGCGGCTTTGGCGCAAGCGCGTATGCGGCGACTATAGCTACCAAAAATGCTGCTACATAATACGGCCACATTAGCTATCCTTATATGATTGAGCTTCCGCCCATTGGGTTTTTAGCAGGGATCCTAAACCCGCCAAAATTGATCACGTTGTCAAACTTGTTGATACACGTTCCTCGCACTTTGTCACACCCGGGGTATAGCGTCACAGTGTCGTCCACGGCAAGGGACCCTATTGCGCGCTGTAGGGTGATCATAGACCCGGAGTGCGCGACGATGTAGCCATATATATCATCCGCAGTGCGGAGCATCCCGCCCGCGAAATAGCCGTCGTCCTCGCTGGCAGCGGCCGCAACCGTAATGTCAACGCCGTCCACTGCAGACGCTGTCCCGGCTGTTGCAAAATCGTCTTTGTTAACGCCGCACCACGGTCCGTATAGTACATGTCTGCATGTTTTTTGATATCTTGCGATAAGTCCTGCGCGCTTAAGCCCAACAAAGACATTGTCAAACGTCACCTTTAGCGCTGTGCCTGACGGGGCTGCCGCCAGCATCTTTCCCTTCCACAAAACAGACGTGCCTGTGTCATCTTGCCTAAAAAGCGTGATGGCTAGAGTAGTGTCTACTGTAGACAAAAGCACTTCTTGGGCAAGATCGTCATTAATGTCAAGTGACACTTCGAGTTTTGATTTTGACAGCTCGTTTTTAGACTCGATGTTGCCGCGCCCGATCACTGCCGGCGAGTACGTATCCCCTCCGTACGACACGGCAGCCGAGGAGCTGGTCTTATACCACTCTGCTGTTCCTCGTGAGAATTTGTAGAGCTCCGTCATATTGTCGTTATCCTTAGCTGAGATCTTGCTATGCCTGGCGCCATATGCGCTATGTTAACCACGTCGTTATCTAGCCTATTATAGCGCAAAAATGACAGCATGGCTATCTCCGTAGCGTCCATCTCCAGCGATGAGTCTAGCGTCAGGCGGACGGTGTTTTGGTCGATTTCCGTCACGTCCGTAACGCCGCGCATGTGCCATGTGCCTGACGTGTCAAGCACGGCTATATTATCGGCTGATTCAAGCTCGTCGTTTTCTACATCGATGACCGTCGTGATAGCGCCTGTTGATTGCAGGCGCATGTCGTTGTCAAAACTCGGCATGTAGAATCCTCGATATTTCCCGGCCCGTCGGAAGAGGAACTCTTCGTATTCTCGAAGATCATCTCTTGTTTTTACGATTGTGTCGAGCGGCTTTGAATGTCGCAGTTTAAGCCACGGCGTAGACTGGGCTACAAGACCGATCCCGAAGTCGTTGATCTCTTGGAGCTGGGATAGCGTCGTCGGAACAAACGTTCCATCCTTAATCCCTGGGTCGGTGTAGATGTCCTCCCCGTCGTATTGAGCAGGCGTGGCTGGAGCTATTGCCGCCACATCCTGCACAACGAACGTTATTGATACGCTTCCTGATTGCCCGTTGGTATCAAGGGATGGATCCCCTTTAACAAACCCTGTCCGAACCGGCATAACGTATGCGTCGTCAAGCGCAGACGCGCCGGCCGTAAGCGTTATGGTTGTGTCTGTCTGGCTGTCGATCGACACCACTTCATATCCTTCTGGACCATATAGCAGCGCAGTATCTATAAAATCTGTGATGGTTGTATCGCATGATATAACCGTCTGGCCAGAGGTGACATCTCCTACGCTTTGCATGTAGGGCCACATGGGGATGTACCATCCCCCGCGAAGATTGTTAAATAGTGAGTTATATACAAGCGGCTTTTTAGCCTTGCTTAAGTGGTATGAAAACTCGAAAGTTTGGCGCGGCACTACGCGTATTTGCGTGCGCTGCTCTGTGCCGTCGCGGTGCTCAATGATGTCAGTCAGCCATTCATATCGCTCACGGATGGGCCACGTAGGTTCGATCGGTATGACGCTAGGCATTTAGAGCGCTCCGAATCTGCTCTGCATTGCGCGATATCTTGTTGATGAATACCGTGTCGCTGTCAGAGCTGTCGAGATAGTCGCCCACCATTGCCGGGTCCAGTACATTGACTGTTTTCAGATTGACGACAGGCGCCTGCGAGAGTCCCTTGCCGCTATTGAGCGCATCGACTCCTTCCTTGCCGATAGCTCTTGTTGCCTGCGCGTTAAGGACCGCTTCCTGCCCGCGCTCGTTAATGCGAATAAGCTGCTCGCCCCCAGGCACTACGCCGCCCGTTTCATACCCCTGATATTGCTGGCTGGCGATTGTTGCGATCTGTGCGCCGCCTTGGGCTGCTATCATGCCTGCGAAAATTGGCCCCATGATAGGTCCGAACTCAAGAGCCTTCGCTACACCCTGCGCTGTGGAAATGGTTGCATTCGCAATTGCGGCTGCTTGGTTGATCCGAAACGCAGTTTCGTTGTATTGTGATGCCTCTGATGTCAGGGTCTCAGCGAATGCAGCAAACATCATCCCCCTATCACCGTATGACATCTGATCAAACTCTTTTCGCGATGTCAGGCCCCATCTTGTCAGGTCAGTAAGATTGTTCTGGTGCTCTGCCTCGATTTGTTCTATCAGTGCATTCCCTTCTTGGATTGCAATTAGCTTTTCTGCCATCGCCTGACGCACAATATCGATTCTGTGCTGTGCGGTGTCTGACTCCATGTGGGCAATCTGATCATAGTGATTTTTGAGTGAATCGATTTCTGCTTGCAGTGGACTTTCCCCAGGCTGTGCGTGCTGCTCTTCAAAGAGCTTTTTCCGGATCTTTATGAAGTTTTCGAGCTCGGGGAAGTCTGCCCATTCTTTTCTGATCCTTGTCTCTTCGATGGCCCATGCATTTGCCATATCATGAGTGCTTTCGTAATATTCCTGCCATTGGTCGAGAGCTTTATCTGATGCTGCCAGTGTGTCTCTTAGCCAGTCGGATTGCATTTTTTGGCTGTGCTTCCAAAGTGCGTCTTCTGCTTTTGCCACCTCGTCAACATCCGCGATAAAGCCCTTCATGACTTTCTTCTGCTTCTTAACTTCTTCGGTGACGTCTTTGATGGCGACGCGCTCTTTTCGGTAGCCTTCGATTCTTTCTTCTATTGTAGGGCTGAACTTCTTAAGAGCTTCGAGCATTTCGTCATTGTTTCCAGCTATATCTTTCGCTGCTTGTGCTGCAGCATCCTTGATTGCTATTTCAGATCGAAGTACCCGCTCAAGTGTTTCGTCTGACGATAGGCCGATGCTGTTGAGGCCTTCCGTGACTACCCTCATCATCTCTAGGATTGGGGCTAGCGTTCCATACGTGTAAGCAGCAATGCCGCTTACCACGTTCTGTCCTGTGTTTTCAACGGTCTCATACAGTAGATTAAACAGATCAATCGTTCTGCTGACAGTGGCGCGCATGAAATCTACCGTTGCCAATGTCTCAGGATCAGAGAAATCGACTTCGTCTACGGCTCTTGCTATGTCATAAAGTGATTGCGTGATTGCTTCTGAAGCGCCAAGCGCATCATCGAGATCTCCTATAAATTTAGCCGTTGAGTTAGATAGACTCTGCCCAACCTGGCCGAAAGTTTTGTCGATCTTCCCGAATTCTTTTGCTAGCGATGAGCCCTGCGTTTCAAGAGCCTTAATCACCATTTCTGAAGATATTCTTCCATCTTCTGCAGCTTTCCTGAAATCTTTCGCTGCTATGTCTGATGTCTCTTCCAAGCCGTCAAGTATTGCTCTGTACAGGCGTGGAGTCTGCTCTCTAATGGACATCAACTCTTGCCCAACAGCCTTGAAGTCTGCGCTGAATGCCTGCCCAAGCTGGACAATTGCCCCCTGAGCAGCAACAGCAGATGTCCCGCTCACAATTACAGCCTGGTTGATCATGTTTGTTAGATCAAGACGCCGCTGCATCTCAAGGTTCAGATCTCGTGTTCCGAGTGAGATCCTTTGGAAAAGTTCTGCTGACGCTGCATATGCTACCCTGTTGTCTTGTGACGACTCAAAAAGCTCCCTCTGCGCAGACGCAAGCTCCTGGGTTGATGTTGTTGCCAGCCTGATCCGATTCTCTGCATTGGTCATCAAATCGACTGATTTTGTATATGCGTCTAAGCTAATTTTTGCGGTGTAAAATGTAGCAGCTACGCCGGCTGCCCTCGTAGCAAGGACTCCGATACCCGCAGACATTTTTTTAGATGCAGCCATGTTTGATGTCTCAGCTTTTGACAGCTTCCCGACCTCTTCGCGCAGTTTTCTGACTTTTATTTCGCCAGACCGGTCTACCTCTGTCTCGATGCGTAGAGTTGCCAAGTTACCCCCCCCTTTCGTCTCACTGCGTCTAGGTATGACCCACCGATAGACATTACAACCGTTGTGTATCGCTTGACCATTTCGTCTGCGTCGAACCCTTCCGGAGTTGCCCATCGCAGCTGATCTTTTACAGCTTCATACTTGAGCTGTAGGACCTCTCCTGTTACCTCTACCGGGCACGTTCTGATGATCTCAATGAGCGGCATAGCCTCTTCGATCTCGTCTCGGAAAACGATCTCCGAGTCCGGGTTGTTTCTGAGCGCTTCTTTGTCGCGCGCCTTGATCGTTTCTTCGCCTACGCCTCGCGCTTTTTGTTGGAGGTAGCGCTGAGCTTTCCCAGCCGCTCGGCCTCGGACTCCTGCGCTGATACCAAGATGACTTCGAGCACGCGGACGTATCCGTGCCGCTCTGCTAGTTCTAGGATCTCTTCCCGGTCGCCTCCGGTTAGGCACAGTTCTAGCCGCTCTTTGGCCTGGGCTTCGTTCAGCTTTTCGATGTCGTGTGCGTCTCCCAGCTCGTCGAGTTCGTCTTCGATGGCAACGGATTCGTCCATCAGCTTTTCCAGTGCGGCAAAGTCTTCGCGCTTTTCTGCGAGTGCTACGCGGCGCGTGATGCGGTCGAGTTTTCGGATGAGCTTGCGAGATGTCTTGCGTAGTTCGCGTAGCTCTTCGGCATCTGCTTCGAAGTTTTCCTTTTCTTCGATGGTCAAATCCCTGATGTAGCCTGACAGTTTTTTATTGGGCTTGCCCGGGCGCGGAACCTCCATCTCGAACGGATTGTCAATTGTTAGCAGCATTTTTTCTCCTTGTTTGCCTTATGTTTGCTTTCTTGCAACATAATGTGGATGTTGCAGCGCATCGCAGAGCAGTGCAAAGCAAGGCAGTGCACAGCAATGAAACGAAATGCACCACCCTCTTCGGAGGGTGTGATTGAGCTTGTTAAGGCAGGTTGAATCACGCGAAGTATCCGTATTTGATGTGATACGCCTGGTTTGTCGAGTCGTCTTTTAGGAATACGCGTGCTGTGTATGCCAATTTTCCGTCAACGACGCCTTTCGCAGGAGGTTGAGTCGGGTCGACCTGAGCCTTAAACCCTTTGATCTCTACTTTTTTTCCGCTTGATGCCCCGGCAGTGATGACGACAATGTGCTCCGTTTCTTCTGCCAATAGCGTCCAAATGTCGTTCGTGTTTGCCGTGTCTGCGATGTAGGTCAGATCGATATAAGGCTCGTGGTCGTCGTTGGAGTGTATCTTGTCACTCACCGCATATGTAGGCGTGTTGGTGGAGCCGGTGCTGAACTCAAACGACGTAACAGCGCGCGATATACCGTTGATTGTGATGTTGTCCGTTGATTTGAGCACGATCAGCGCGTTTTCGTCCTCGACGAATGCCGGATTGGCCTCCGTGACCGGGGCGCCGTTTGAGTAGCCTGCGATATCGGCCTTGAGCATGATCGGCTCTCCTGCTGTTCCGGAGACCGTCAGGACGCCGAGCGCCTTGCTGATGGTGTCTTTTTCTCCGTCGCGGTACACAACCACCTCTGATGCTGCTGGGTCGTCCTGGGTCGGAGTGTAGATGACAGTTTCTTCGCCTGGCGTCCCGGTGTCGATGGTCTCGTCAAGACAGCAGATTTGCAGTACATCCGACCAGCCAGGAGGAGTATCGAGCGCCGTTGCTGCGTCGTCGTTACCTCGCAGATATGTCTCGAGCGATACGGACCCCTGCGTGTTGTCAGTGTTGACCCATGCTTGCTGTGCGCCTTTGCGGCCTGTTGCGCGTTTGTATTTACCGCCTCCTGGCGTTTTTGTCACCTCGATGTTTTCTGCATTTGATACCTCTACGACATCAGATGATGATGCAGTTCCGTCGTATTTTGCCAACACGATGACGCTGGATGAGTTTTGATATGCCATTTGTTGCCCCTTTTTTCATATTATAGCGTGTTTACTGTACGTTTACTTTTTTGTGCGACAATAAATAGTATTTAAAAAAAGGACTTCAGATAATCGAAGGCTACCGCCAATAATGGTATTCACAAAAGGAGTAAATGATGAAAATCATAATCGGAAAGTACACAGTAGAAAGACTTGATGAACATAACATCACAGTAAGTTTCTTAAAACTTGTAAATAAAAAAGAAGGTGGTCAGGCTGAACAACATGTCAGACTTGGATATTATGGGAACATAAAAAATGCATTGATAAAAGTCATGAACCACACAATCGAATCTTCAGATGCTAATACGTGTGATGATTTAATAGCTGTAATAGACAAAGCAGAAAAAGAAATCATAAGCGCTGTAACGAAGGAGTAGACGATGAAAGCAATACACGTAAACCACTTTGGTGCTAAAACAACAATGACAAAATCAGCAATCAGAGTAAAATATCTAAAACAAAATTCTGCGGCTCAAAAGGTTCTGGCATATTTTCGCGGACCGTGGAGACTGCGCGACGAGGCTAAAGGCGCTCCGGCTATTTAAATGCTTGATGCCTGCCCGTCAGGCGTCCCCCAATATCTCATCTCAATATCTGCTATGCTCTCATAGACATTACCCCATTGATTCGCGCGCTGAAGCGTGTACATTGGGCCGAACTCCATCCCGTCCAACTCTCGCTCGCTCATCAGCTTTGACAGGTTGTCGATCATCTGATCGAGCTTGAGTGGGACCGACGCGAAAACATAGAACCGCACAGTCACGACATGCATCTCCAGCCCTACCGCAGGGCGAGAGACACTGATCGGGATGTATTTAACTAATATTAGATCGTGGTCGTTGGTGTATGTGGCTCCCTCGAAATATTGTGGGTAGAGCGTCTGGTTTGTCGTCAAAAATGTTTCTAGCGCGATTTTAAAAGCCGCCTTCACTTAATTCTCCTCAGCAGTTTTGTGATGTTTTCGCGATGGCGCTTGATGATTGGCTGCCATCCATTCGGGAGTTGTTCAGACCCTTGCATTTTGCCGCCGATCATCCTACGTCCTCCATCGATTACGGGCGCGTATTCAACGTTCGTTTGCGTGATGTATTTGTATTTTCCCGGTATCCATTCCCAGCTGCCCTTCAGGTGCCCAGTGTCAACCGGGGTTGCAGACACTACGTCACGGTGCATTTCAACGGCTTCGGTCTTGGCGATCTTGTCGCGCTTTTTCAGCAGTGCGTCCAGTTCTGCGTCGAATTCTTCCAAAACTCCCATGACTTATTATAGCGCGTTTGCCGTCTGTTTGCTTTCTTGCGTCATAATGTGGATGTTGCAACGCAGGGCAACGCATCGCATTGCAATGCAGAGCAGTGCAAAGCAACGAAATGCACCGGCCCCTTCGGGGGGCGTGATGGAGCTCTTCTTAGGAAGGTTCCACAACGCAGGGCAGAGCAGTGCAACGCAACGCATCGCACGGCAAAGCAAGGCAACGAAATGCACCACCCCTTCCGGGGTGTGATTAGTTAGGCCGTTTTCGGACGGTCAATAAATCACACAAAGGAACTACAAATGGCTATTCAAAGCTTGAAAGTCAAGTTCGAGGGATTCTCCCCGCTCTTACAAAACAACCCGCAGACGGTTGACCCGCTGAGCAAATACGCTCAGATGAAAAAACCTCTGACTTCGAAGAACAAAAAAACAGACGAAGACATCCTCGAAATCCGTAGGATTGAGGTGGAGTCGAAGGTGTTTTGGGATGATAAGATTGGCATTTTTGTCCCTACTCGATGGGTGCTTGCCGCTGTCGCGCAAAACTCATACAAGATTGCGAAGATCTCAAAAGCAACCGCACGTGGGGCGATCTTCGCTACATATGACAAGGCGAAACTTACATACAGTGGAATGCGAAACGTCAAAAAGCTCATCGACATTCCGAGAAACGAGAGGTTCGTCCGGCTCCTGAATCTCCCCCAGAAAGGCGTACGTCTCGCAAAAGCATTCCCTATTTTCGAGAATTGGAGCTTCGAGGTCGAGCTGGAATATGACGACGGAGTTGTCAATAAGTCGTCACTTGTTGATATTCTGAACTATTCGGCACGCTACGGAGGATTCGGGGACTTGCGCCCGTCATACGGACGGTGTAATATGGAGGTGCTCGATGATGAGTAATAATGATCGGCGCGACATCATGGAGGAGCTACGAAGCATGGGATGGTTTGAGTTTGGAGCCGTTGTAGCTGCCGACGAATATAGGGCGGCCTTCGGGATCTCGTATCCCGAGAGAGGGACCAAAGCTGAGTTCGACAGGATCGCGCTTGAGGAGCTGGGCCATATCGACTTCGTGCGGGGCCAACTGCTAAATGAAGGGAAATACCTGCGTCGCGATGGAGCTTCATATCGAATATTGCTACCTAGCGAAAATGCAGGTCAGATCGAGGCGTACATGCAAAGCGCATCCAATAAGCTGAAGCGCGCTATCAAGCTTGGTAAGCACACCCCAGCAGAACACAAAGAAGAGATTGCATCTACTCTAGTGCGGGCAGAGATGAAGCTTGCGTCTACGCGCCGGAGCTCATGATTTCACCCTGGCGTCTCCTGTGACTACCGCCTGGTAGACCACGACGCGCCCAAACATTCCTATCTTACGGAGGTTTTTAATCTCCCTGGAGGCGCCGAAGTAGGTCATGGTATCGAATGCATCTACGGCCTCGTCTGTGACGAACGTGACCAGCATGTCGCCGTCGTGCTCGCCCGCCATGTCTTCATGCACTCCGTAGGTGTTTTCCGTCACTACCGTTTCGGCATACGTGCCAGTAGCCGGGTTATATGCTCCTTGTGTGACCCGTTCGAACGTAAGCGGATTGCCGAACCTACGCGTCAGTAGCCTGGCGATCTTTTTGAGTGCAGCATCAAGCGCCATATCTCACCCCAACACAAGACGGCCCGACGGAGCCAGCGCAAACCGAAGCAGCTGAGTAACGAATGGGGGGAATTTCTTTCCTCCTCCAGCTCCGGCTTTGGTCGTGATTGAGATCGGCCCAACGGTCACGGCGCTGAAATCGTCCATATCGCCCGGGGCGCTGTAGTCGTCTTGGAGCGCATAGATCGCCAGCTCGCACGCAGCATCAAGGACTTTCTGCGGCACCTCGTCGGGGTCTACGTCTACGCCGTCGTCAACCAGCCCGGAGCGCGGGAACTTCAGAACCTGGTCTGAATCAGTGCGCACGCCCATATAGTCGCGATAGTCGATCATCCGCGTGGCCTGTATGAGGGCAGCGTCTTTATTCGCGTCTGTTGCGTCGTCCCATTCCGAACTGTTTAGCCGGTCCGCAAAGTATGTTTCCGCGTCCGCCCGGCTGATGTATGAGTTTGTTCCTGCGATGAGCGCCATTATTTACCCTTCTTCTTTATAGGTCTATCTCGTAAAAGAAAAATGTAGCAGAGCATATTGCTTCCGCAAGCGTGTCCATGTTTGTAAGTCTGACCGCATAGTTTGCATTTCTCTTCAGGCACCATTCCCCTTCTATGGCCGCGTATCCGCCCTCTGTGTGTGACCCTCCAGCCGATGCGGTGATCTTTCTTGTTGATATTACGCTTCCGCCTGTAATTGTTGCATCAGTGTATACAAGCATGTCTGCCTCGGTTGTGCTTTGACGATTTCTATTTTGAGTGGCCACGGCGTCGCCGTTATCTGTGATCGTAACATCCTCTATCAACTCTATCAGGATGGGGCCATTATCTGATGTAATTTCGAAATCACGGAAATGTACATCTGTGTCGGCCCCTGTTGTGGCTGCAAAAATATATGTGCCACCATTCGCAGTTAATGTTGGCGTACCTGAAATGTCGAAACAACACCCTTCATGCAGCAACTGCGCAAGAGAATCTACCGAGGCGATAAAATGCCCGCGATCCTCATTGCCGTATGTTCTGATTTTCTGACCGTGCTCTTCAATATAGTTTGACGACATGGCTTCCTCCTTGACTTAATTGTCGGCCCCGAAAGACCGACGATAAATCAAGCCTCTTTTTTGGACGGTGGGCGTCCTGGCTTTTTGGGCTCTTTCTCCCCCTTGATCTTCCACCCGGCACCAAGCCAACCTGGAACGTCAACAGCATGAGGAACTTTCTCCTCTTTGCCGTCTTTTACAACAATTACCATATCACACCCCTTTGGAGAAGTACGCTTCAAGCGTTACGGCGGTGGCTGTAGTCCCTGTCTGCGTCGCAGTGACACGGAAGTAGTCAGCGTCAGCAATAGCATCAGCAATTTCGCGCAGGTTGACTGTTGCAAGGATTGCCCCTGTGTCAGTGACCTTAGCCAAAGACCCTTTGACCGGGTAGTATGTTGCGTTATCCGCGCTCGCTTGCATTTCCACTTCGATGTAATTATCTGCGTCAATAGTCCCTGTTGCTACAGATACGTTGTAGATGATATCTACGTTCTCATCGCCTTCCGCAAGGCTCGTGATGTTCGCGCCGGTGGCATCAGCTGTAGCAGCATCACCGCCAGGGGTCAGCGTTGCCGACGCCATAAACTTCAGCTCTGCGTCTACTGGTCTGTTAAAAAGTCCGTTTGCCATAATTCACCTCCGTTAAGCAACCATCGTGGCTTTTGTAAAGCCAGACAGACGTGTCAAGTTGTATGCGCCCTGAACGAGCACAGCCGTCATCCAGTCAACCTGGTAGTTGTCTGTGGACCCGCTTTTTTCTTCGCGTGTCACAATGCCCTGCTGCCCCGATAGCCATGCCACAGCATCTTCGGAAAGGTTCGCAACGAACATAGAAGACGTGCTGCCGGATTCTCCGAAACCAAGGATGTCGGCATTAAGATTGTTGCGGCGGATAGGGATGATGGGCACGTCACCATAACGAGGCACCGCTACGCCGAAGTTGTTTTTGTCGAATGTTACCAGGCTCTCACCGTACCGATTGATAAGCGTCGGCATAGAGTAGTGCGCGAAGATAACGCGATTCCCCATGCCGTCTGTTTCGTCCAGCGCTTCGTCGAGTTTCGCGCGAGACAAAGCACCGCCGCCATTCGCTACACCGTATCCTCGATCTCCGCGACCTGTTGCTGTTGTGGGCAGAATTGATTTGAGACCGTCGAAGTCTTTTGAATCTGTGGCGCTTGAGCCGTTGAAAAACTGGTTCATGATGCGCATGCGGATTGCCTTAATCTGGCTCTCCTGTTTTGCCATAAGCACATCACTTCCTAGCTGTCCTGTTAGCGTGTAATCGATGCCGATCTTCCCGCCAGTGAGTTTTAGGGCCTCCTGCATCGGCTTTGTTTCACCATTGCTCGCAGTGTAGTCCTCGTTAAATGCACGAGATCCTGCATTCGGTAGTGTTTTCTCTTCGTTCCATCCATAGGACAGAGTACCGCCTACCGATACCACCGGCACGCGGTTCCAGAAATCTTCCGCTTCCATGAAATTCTGGATTACCATAGAAGCCATGTTGTCGCCGCGCATATCTGCGAGACGTTGCAGTTCGATGATGTTCATTTGTTATTTTCCTCCGAACATTTCCCGTTGACGCTCTTTGAACGTCATTGGTTGAGATTCGCCGCCTCCGCCTTTGTGCGGATCGCCGCTTCCGCCTTGCCCTTGAGCTTTGAAGTAAAAAGGCTTGCTCTCCCGGAGCGCTTCGAGTTTGTCTCCAATTGTCATTGGACGACCATTGGCTCCGCGCTCTTGCACTCCGTCTTTCATGTACACGATTCTTGATCCATCGGAGCCATCAACCTCCGCACCATCCTTGAGATAGCGGACCACGTCGTCGATAGCGCCGTCTATCACTCCTGTTCCTGCTCCGAGCTTCGTCAGCTCTCGGTCAATGATTGCACTCTGGTAGCGAGCGTTAGACTCTCCAAGCTTGCTTTCGTATTCGCTGGTCGCTGTTTCCAGCTGTTTCGCCAGTCGTTCGATTTCAGCCTGGAGCTTGTCGTCACCTTTGCCGCCTTTTTTGAGATCTGCCAGCGCATCCGCAGTGAGCTCGTCAACCCCCGCCGCCTCTGCCAGTTCCCGTAGACGTGATTTTGTCTTGTCCCGCGTCGTGACAGCTTCAGAAAACTTGCTTTCAAGCTTTCCGATTTCTTCTACGTTAGCGTTAAAGTCCGCCTCGAGTGCCTTGGCGATATCCACCGCCGCTTCGTTGTCCCCGATTGCTTCCAAGAGCTTTTTGAATGACATCCATCATCCTTTTTTGTTATTTGGTCGTCCGACCTTGAGCATATTATAGCATGTTTACCGTACGTTTACTTTTCTTTGCTACAATACAAGCATAGCATCCAGCGAATACAGCGAGACAACACTGATCATCGGTCTCAAGTGATACGGGGAGACGGTTGGACGCTAAAAGGTTCCTGCACCGTACCGCTTAGAGTCAGCGGCGAAACTTGCAAGTTGGTGCAGGTCACATCACTTTTGCATTCCATCCGCAATATCTTCAAGCGTATACTCTCGACCGGATTTAACATCGACAAAATCTTTGATTTCCATTTTGTTTTCTTTGTATAGCCTGTAACGTGCGGGTCCGAGATACTCTTTTTGAAACTCTGCGCTTTGTCTATCAAATGCTTCTTGAAATGATGTTTTCGCGCTGATCTGCCCGGCCTTATCCATATTGGACGCCCGTGTCCTGTCCTTGTCTAGCATGGCTGATAGTGCCGTTCGAGCTACTACGACCGTTCTGCACCGAAAATGACGGGGATACCAGTAGTTTTTAGCCTTCAGCTTTTCGACGGTCCAGCCTTGCGACTTAAGCCACCGGCGCCCGTCTAGAGATGCGCACAGGAATGTTGTCCTAGAATCAAGCACGCCTACGCTCTCCCAGCCAATCACAACGTCAGAGGCCTTGTCGTAGGCTTTCTCCATGGCCCTCCCACGAGCTTCTGCTATCACGGTGCGTGTGATCGCATCTATGTCGCTTTTGATTGCTTTTTTATTGACGTCTCGCAGCCTTGTCGCGATAGTTGACGGAGCTACGCCCTCCGCAAGCCCAGCAGCCACAATCTGCCGGAACCGCTTTGCGTGGTAGTCCGTCTGCTCGTCGACGAATCCTGTGATAGTATAGCCGTTATCCCCAAACCGAAGAATCTCTTCCATGTCCAGGATCTCTTCCATCGCCCGCTTAGGCAAAGCGGCGAAAGCGACCGCTGTGGCTCCGTGCGTCTCAAGCGCAGCAATGCCGGAACTGTATGCTACGTCTGCTGCTGACTTCATATCCTCCTGAAGCAGATCAGGCATGATCGTGTACGCCTTCTGAAGTTCGTTAGTGATTTCTTTTATGAGCGCTCGCAGTCGTTGCTTTTGTGATGACTCTTCTGTCTGCACCAGTTTGAGCGTGATGTTGTCCAGCGCTTCGTTGAGTGCCTTCGCCATCTCGGTCGTAGTCGCCGGACGGTATCGCTCAAGGAGCATGGATAACTTTAGCTCGCTGTCGAGCAGGTCAACCGGCTGCATCCATTTTTTCCTTACATGTGTCAAACAGGAAGCCAACGAGATAGCACATTGCCTCCCCATGGCTTGACTGCGGGTCTATTCCGACACTTGCAAGCACGAACAGGGCCAAATGCGTAATTTCGTGAACCATCGTCGAAAGCTTACCGTCAAAAATTCCGACATAATACATAACGGCTCCGTCGCGTTCTCTGTCAAGACAGCAGCACCTACCGCCCAGCCCGCTTAGATCGACACAATCCGCTTTAACTGCACTTTTTGCTGACGCGTAATCGTCTCTGCTGGTGAACATGTAACAATCGATGTTGTAGATTGGTATTTGAAAATACCCCTTCTTAAATATTTTGTCTATCTTAGCCATTGGCGAACCCTGGCCCCTCAGCCTCTACACGCGCTTTCAGCAGCTCTATGTTTACGCCCTTAAACCTGCCCCCTCGCTCCATGAGATCCCAGAATGTTTCTTTGTCCAGCAGCCCAGAAGCATACTGCTCCCGCAACTCCCTCATCTCCTCGACGCTAAGAAGCTCTGCGACGAACTCCGTATTGACCGAGATCTCCTCTTCTCCTGATTTGAGCCCGGCCATGTCGCACCACATTCGGTACGCCTCATTGAGAGTGCCTTGCAGATTCGACGCGATGGACGCTAGGTCCGCCGTTTCCTGTGCTGAGTCGATGCGCTTTTCTGTCGCGGTGAGCTCCTTCGCCTCATCTTTGCTGGACAGCATAGACAGTCCCATGAGCGCCATACGCTGTTCTGCCGATGCCATCAGGCGCTCGATAGTCTCTATCTCTTTGCCCTCATACACCATCCATTCAGCGTCACCGCTTTCTTTGTCTCCCCATTGCAGCGCCCGGTTGACTGCCATCGTCTGGCCGCCTCCGGTCTCTTCCTGCTCAGTTGTGAGGCCCCACATCTTGAGCATTGGGACCATGTATTCCGTCATCATCCAAATTTTTGAGTCGAGGTTAAAGTGGCGAAGGTTCAGGTCGGCTACGTTGTCGAACATTGGCTTGGATTCTAGGGGCGCAATCCTGCGGGTGTAAAACATAGAGACTGGGATGTACCCAAGGTCATTAGACCACTCGTCGGCTAATGTCAACTCCTCGGCCCCATCAAGCTGCCGCCAGATCTCACCGCCTCCGATGTACATCACGCGCACCTGCCGCTTCGCGCCGTCCTCCGGCCTCTCCTCAATCACGATGCGCTGCAGGACGGCCTTGCCGTTGGCGTATTGATATTCCCAATCGATAATGTTTTTCCGCTCAGCCAAAACGAAGAACGGCTGAACCCCCGCGGCCTTTTCGTCGGCAAGCGTTCGGATGCCATCTCTCTTCGGAGCGTCTACGATGATACAGGAGTGACCGAACCATAGTCCAGAGGCTAGCACATCTTGCGCAAAGCGGTTAAGCGTCTGCCCCTCGCCGTCCACGTCTTCATCGTTCAGCTTGAGGTTTTCGTAGGACAATGGCTTTCTAAAAACCATGCCAGATGCTGCGCTGACGGTCTTTTCTGTGAAGTTCGTTAGGATGGTGTTGCTGGAGCGCTTGTTGTAGCTGCTGTCTTCTTCGCGCTCCATTTGCGGTAGGTATGTTCGGTTTCTAAGCGCAGTCGGCCCGGACTTGAGAGCCGAAAGCTTCTCAATAGTCTCAGACCAATGGCGGTATGTTTCGTTCGGTTGGAATTCCATGCGCAGCCCTCTTTTTTCACATTATAGCGAAAATTTGGGCCAGCGGTCAGGATCGCTCCACCTGGTGCTTCCATACTGCCAGCACGGCGACCAAGGCCACCGGCAGCATATGAATGATTATGTATGTTGTTGCTTCTGCTGTTGTCATTATTCAGCCCTCATGCGCATATCTGCTAATCTCTGCTTTACCGCCGTACATGTCCCATTGATTGCCAAGCGAGTCAACAACAACCCACCCCTCACCCTCTCTCTTGCCTGAAGCTTTACATGCTGCCTCTGGCGTCCGATGCGTGCTACATCCTTTTATTCCGTAAACGTTAGTTACCATGTATGTTGTTTTCATCTCAGATCCTTTCTCTTTCTTTATGTTTATATTATGACGAAAGAGAGTAAACAGATGGTTAACCTAGTATACTTTGTAGGAAATATTTTTGCCTTCTGATTTTTTGATCGGGAACCTAATCGCCGTATAGTACCTCATCGCCGTTGTTATATGCTGGTAGTCGCTATCGGCCTCCTGAAATGACGACCCGTTTTTAAGCTGAGTTGTCGCCAAGCCCTTGTCGGAATACGTGCATTTTGGATTGACGAAAAAGTGGCGCTCGCCGGCAGCGTTGCAAATCCTTGCACGAAGCGTGTTCTGCCCATCAACGATAGGCCCATTTCCGCGCGGCACCCGGTCCACTATTGACCATCCATGGGCCCTTAGCACGTCTTTGATCATCGTCCAGCTTGAGTTTTGCCCGTGTTTCTCGCCAGCACGGCCAGCAGCATCACCGTACAAGTAAACCTTCTTGATCTTCGCATCCCCGTATCTATGCACAAACTCTAACGCTGCGTTCTCCGCGACGGCACTCTCGAGGATGATCTCGTCTACGACGAACGAATCGTCTCCGTACTCCTGGATCATGCAGCTGGAGAGAGGGGTATAATTGAAGTCATGACACCAAATGATTGGCCGCGAATCGTCATATGCCTTGTTTGTGTGGTTGTATTTGCCGTAGTCCTCGTAGACCCTGCCTGTGGCCGTCTCGAAACTCGCCTCATACTCCTGGGCGAACTGCTTAGCGCTCATGGTTCGCTTTGCGGACTCGATGCGATCTTCCGGTAGCACTTCCGAGCTCCTCCAATGATAGTACCCCCACTCTGGGTCCTGCCCGCTCTCGGCGTACATCGCCATATCGTAGTAGTGGTTAAGGCCGTCCGGGACGCCGATCAGCCAGCACCAGGCTTTGTAATCTGGTCGCGACGGGTTGTATGTGTCGAGAGCTGGGCGGATATGCTCAGGCCATGCTTTAGCTTTGATATCTGCGATCTCATCGATAATGCCGCCGGACCAGAATATCCCCTCTATCCGTGCGGGCTTGTCAAGCCCGATCAGTTGGATGTAGGAGCCGTTGTGCAGATTGATGATGAGGTCTGTCTCTTTTGGGGTGTCACAGAATGATGACGGGACCATTAGCTTGATGTCGTCCCAGTAGATTTTTTTTACCTGGTCGCGTGTCGGTGCTGCGATGAAGTAGGCTTCTCCCGGGTGGCTCATTGCTTGCTTGACGATGTAGCGCTTTGCTCTCTCTGTTTTTCCAGATCTCCTTCCGGCCGGGACCACTTTGAAGCGCTTATCCTCAGAAACAAGCCGTACCTGTTCCGGGATGTCCTTGAGCTTGTACCAGCGTGCGGCTTCTTTTTGTGTCAATATCACTCACGTAATCCTTTCATCAATCCGGCAGCTCACCAGCTACGGTCTGCATAATTTCCTCCTTGGTCATGTGCTCTATGTTCTGCTGCGCGTTGGTGTTGTTTACTTCTACCTTGCTTCCGGGCTGATCGATGACGCCAAGGGTCTGCCCTGCTTTGTGAATTGTATCCTGCACTTTCTTGTGTTCGTCTACTGTTGTTTTTTCGTTGATCTTTTTCGCCATGACGCTTACGTTTTTCAGTGTAGCATTGTGAAGGAACTGCAGGTGCTTTGTTCTCTCTTCGTGAAGCTCATTGTGCACATGGGCAGCCGTTTCTTTGAGCGTTTCCTTTGCGGCTGAAACCTCGACAGCTTGGGAAAGAAGCCGTTTCTTTGGAGACTCTCTGTCCCACTTCTCCGCTTTGCTTTTTTTGCTGATAGCCCCTTTCGTTATCCCAGTTCGCTTTTCTATATCGCTCGGGCCTAGCCCATGCTCGAAATATTCTCTTGCAAGCTCCCATTGCTCTGATGATATAGTGCTTCTAGCCATTAATAACAACCTCTACCGGCTCAGGACTATCCATGTCGTCAATCCACACTGTTTTTGTATTCATTCCAAGATACCTCCTCCCCATTGATTTTTATGGTGTCGATTGATGTGTAGTCGCACCAGCGTTGGGTGATTACTTGGGCGTATTTTTCGTCGAGTTCCATTCCATAGCATTTACGGTTTAGATTTTCGCACGCTATTAGAGTGCTTCCACTTCCTAAGAACAAATCCATAACGATTGACTTTGCGAATGAGCAATTAAAAATTCCCTTCTCCGTAAGTTCGACTGGCTTCTGCGTTGGGTGGACGTATGAAGCGCCATTATCTTTATTTATGCTCCACACGCTGCCTATTCTCTTCCCTTTCAGTTCTGCTTTTCTGTTCCACACGAGTGCCAGTTCATAATCCGTTGCAAATGAGCCTTTTAAGTCTCCAAGCCCCCCCCCACCTTTGTGCCAGACGATCATGTTGGATAGCCTTCCGAAAGGTTTTGTTATTTCAAGCCATTTAGAAATAACTTGGTATGATGTCCACATAAACACAAATCCACGAGAATGCTTCTGCACAAGCGGAATCCATCCATCAAGGAAAACATCATCATTCTTAATTGCATCAAATTTGTCATTCATGTTATTTGTGTAATTCACACCATACGGAGGGTCAGTAAACACCATATCAGCCTTCTTCCCATCCATCAGCCTCGCAACATCGTTCTCGTCAGTACTGTCACCGCAGAGTAATCTGTGGTTTCCAAGTTCGATTAAGTCGCCACGTTTTATAACTGGATCTTCTTCCAGCTCCGGCACTTCGTCGGCTTTGCTTTCGTCAAGGTCTGGAATATCCATGTCACCTATGCCTAAATCGTCAAGCTCTTCCATGTCGAATCCTGTAAGGTCAAGACTGTAACCCTCTTCACAAAGCTCTTGCAGCTCAACCTTTAGCATGTCCTCATCCCACCCGGCGTTAAGTGCGAGCTTGTTGTCTGCAATGATGTATGCCTTTTTCTGCGCCTCCGTTAGCCCTTCCAGCACAATACATGGTACTTCCTCCATACCAAGACGCTGTGCCGCCATTATTCGCCCGTGGCCAGCGATAATACCTCCATCTTCGTCGATTAATACTGGATTAGTCCATCCGAATTCCTTGATGCTTGCCATTACTTGACTGATCTGCTCATCGCTATGGGTCCTGCTGTTTCTTGCGTATGGTATTAATGATGAAACTTTTTTATATACCAAATCCATCTGTTTTTTATCCCTATTATTTCTTTTTGCTGCCATTTTGATCTCCAGCGAGAACTTCTGCACCTATTTTTAGCGCTTCATACATAAACCTCTTTTTCGGATTGTCGCTTTTCTTGTAGGTCGCCCTCAAGTTTTGAGGGGTCATGCCTACAAGCTCGCATAGTTTTGTGTCAGTCATTTTTTGACCTTGTAATATAGGCTTCGCCGGCATAATAGTCCCATTGGTTGCCGTCACTATCAACAACCACCCATCCTTCACCCTCTCTTTTTTTCGCTGCTTTACATGCCGCTTCTGGAGTTCTGTGGCTGCTTCCTCCTTTGATGCCATATGTGTTTGTGACTTTGTATGTAGTTTTCATCTCGGATCCTTTTTCTCTTTAGATACCACTATTATAGCAAATATATCTTCTGATTTCAAGTGTTTTAGAAAAAATGTTTTCTAAATCTCTGGAATTGTTTTTTTCTCTAGCACTGCGAAGCTTTGATTTTTTGCCAATAGTCGCATCAAATCATATATCTTTGTCTCATACTCATCGCACAGCGCATCAATGACGTCGTCTGCGTGACGAAGCGATGCAGTGTGGCCATATTTGACAACAACTCTGCCCCGAATAGTTCTTTTTGCCTCCTCTCGCGTCATATTCATATCCTGAGTTTTACGCTGGGCCGTAGCTTTTTTCTTCCAGCCAAGCACGATTTCGATCGCATCATCGACGGAAATATCTTGGCCGTGAAGACCGATTGCTTTCCAGAATCGATCCATTTCTTGGGCCTGCATATTTGCTAGATCTATTGCCGTCCCAAGAAGTGGTCGGCAACAGTCATTCATCGTCTCCATCTCCCTGAGAAGCTTTTCCTGTAGTTCTTTCATACCGTCCATTTTATCTCCTTGCTTCTGCACAAAGCATAGCATATTTTTCTGCAGTCAAGAAAACATTAGCAATCATACACACATCACACCTCCAGGTCGTCGAGTTCGCCGTTTTCTGCCATCGCAGATTCTGCCCGCAGCAGACGCGCCTCGTGATCGTCGATGATAGCGTAACACTCCATCGCCTCCTCTGACGTCAATCCGCTCATGCTCACCGCGTGTCGTGCCTCATCGATCCCGTCAACCTTCAGCAGTTTCTCTACCGCATGTTTAATTTGATAGTTCATCTCAATCTCCTAAGTCTAAAATTCCGAACTTTGCTCTATAGCAGCGCTTCCACTGCTCGACTACCGTCCGGTCTGACCATATCACGGTCCTAACCCACCGAGGGTATGCCTTGTGCTCTGCGTAAGTCAATCGGCTCTCTATCCGCCTGACTGGATCTTCGACCAGCGCAAGATCCTTCAGCGCATGGGCCATCATCACAAAGTCGTCGCCAAAAATGTCTGCAAAGATCAAAAAATCGTCTATGTCCTCAATCATCACACACCTCTTTAAAAATCTCCCATCCGTCTGCAAGCAGGCGAACTACGTCTTGCTTCTGCACGTTTACAACTCCGTATGGGCCTTTCATCCTCACTCCGCCTGTTGTTTTTACAGTTTCCATCTCGTATCCTTTATCTTTTTTGATATTTACAGTATGGCACAAGATGGTAAATGTATGGCTAACATCCGTCGCAGCTTTTGAGTTTTTCTGAGTACTTTTTGATGATTTCCCGAAGCTCTTCCGCGCTCCAACGCTTGATGTTTCGCGTAGATTCAAGCTCCTCAACCTGATCGATTCCAATTTTGTCCACCAGCGCTTTTCTGTACTCAGCAAGGTTACCGCTTTTATAGTTATTGCATATTGAGCATTGCTTATTTACGTTTCTCTCGTCATATCTCAGAGCAGAGTTCCCGCCCTGGCTGCGATAATGTCCCGCATGCCACTGCCGGCCGTCGCCAGAGTACCCGCACGATATGCACGGCTCGTTCTTGTCTCTGCATTTTCGAATCCAGGCGTTAAAAGCAGCCTGCGCCTTTTTGTGCAGTGTCTGGATGTCATTTTCCAGAAAATCCTTTTTTGCCTTTCGCGCCTTTTTCTGCTTCTGCATCCGCGCATACTCCATCGCGCACTCGAAGCAGCAAGTTGTCTGCATTGGTCTTTCCGGCTCGAACATCTTCCCACATGCTTTGCACTTTTTTTTTCTCACTGTATCCTCCGTTTTGCGGATATTTCGAAAATGTCATACTAGATCCAAGGGCTTAGCAGCATACTTCTCAATCAATGCGATTGCCATCAGAACATCGGATCCCGCGAAACGATCTATTTTTAGGATTTCGACAGCCTCCCCGAACACTTCTACTTCTGCTTTCACCTCTCCGTCCTTCTCGATCGAAAACCGAGTCGCGTAAATGTCAACCACAATAATCTCCTTTTTGAGAATCATATCATCAAAAAGTAAACATACAGTAAACATTAAAATATCTTCCACCGTCCGAATATGTCGGATAGCTGATAAACACGTATCTTGTCGAGCATGCTGTATGCGTCCTCTACACGAGTTCTGTCGCTTATCATTGTACACCACCGACCAATACTGCTATCCAAAAAATCACAAACACAAGCGCCACAACCCTAATCATTCCGGCAAACATTACTGATCCTTTTTTTGACACGTTAGCAGTGTGTTTACTTTTCTTAGTAATAATACTAGTATATCAAAAAAAGGATAGACAATGTTAGACAAAAAGTACCTGCTGAACATGGCGAATATGCTCGTGTCAGAATCGTTCGACTCAAAAGCCAGTGTTCGGGTTTCAACGAATGGCAACAGCGTTGATGCGACATTCTATAAGGGTCCACTTCACGAAAACTTCACAATGACTGTATACTGCTTCACGGACGACATCATAGCCGATGAAGTGCTTAACGCCGCGCTGGATCTAATGGATGACCCGTCGAAATATGACGAAACTCATCGATGGTATCATGTAGACGTGCTAAGATTCAAGGAGCCCGTATGAGCATCTACGTATCGGTAGAAGAGATGGGCCAGGAAGGACAGCTGATAGCAAGCAGCATGTATCAGTGTGGGTGCAGAAGAAAAGGCATTACATCGCTTGGGTCAAACGGATATATCATGGCACGAGCACACTTCGATGTCGACGATATGATCAAAATATACTGTGACAGGATAGCGCGTGCAGAAAATTGTGTTAAGAATAACGCAAGATTCATTTCAAAATGGAGGCAGAGGAAAGCGATGCTTCTGGCGCTAAAAGCGAAAAAGGAAAAACAATGCTCCCAGACACATATATGATCACAGGCACAGAGTGGTTCGTCGCTGCGTTCTCGTTCGCATTCTACGTCGCCACCGTCGCATGCGTGTTCGTTCCGTTCGACGCAGTGGACGCATGGTTTGAAGATATGGCAGATCGCTTGCTGTAATCACCTGCATGCGCTATAATATACTCATGCACAGGGGCGCATTCTAGCGGAAGCGTAGGCGCCCTGGTGCTCTGTAGCTACAAGCTGGATGTATCATGCAGGGTCTCCCCACAATGCCCACCCTGGGTACTGGGCGCCCTTTTGAGTCTCTGCGTGATACATCATCCTATGCATGCTTGCCTTTACTTCCGACTTTGTGCTATAATGTGCTCATACATCGGGGCCACCTCTCTTGGATGTGTCAATGCTCCGGTCTTTCCGCTACAAACTGGATATATCATGCAGGGCTTTCCCCAGTGCCCGCTTTTGCCGGGGTGCCCCTAGGGGCCTCTGCATGAGCTATCTAGAGCAAAAGCGAAACTGGGGAGTTTCCTTCTGCTACGCTCACAAATCAACACACCTACATACTAATGACAAACATAGAAGCTGAGTCGATGATATGGGACTTTTTGGAGCGCGTATCATACGTCATGATGGAAGACTACAGGGGCGACAACAGAAGAATAAGCGTTGACGATCTGCGCATGATTAGAACATACACCGTTAACACTTCCAACGGTATCGTTAGGAAGCTATCTGGAGATCCAACAGAGCTTCCGTTCAGGACGCGAAACTTTTTCAACCACACGTTTACAGACGTGAAGCGATCATATCAGTTTTTCAACCAGTCCAATAAGGCAAACGGAATCAAGTGGCTAAGAGAAAAAGTGCTTATGCATTCAGGCCGGTTCGACCTTTTGGATTGGTGCGCAAACGGAAGGATTGCACACGTAGATGCTATATTTGCAAATTATAGTGCATCTCAAACAGCAAAAAGGAGCGAAATATGAGCATCAATCTAATGCAGCTGGCGTGGGAAACTGATACGAAGGGGAATGAACTGCTCGTTTTGATCGCGCTCGCTGACAACGCTTCGGATGAGGGGTATTGCTGGCCATCCTGGGGAACGATCATGAAAAAAACGAAAGTATCTAGGGGCACTCTTTCGACTGTGCTCAAGTCACTCGAATCGAAAAATCTCATACGCCGAGAGTCTAGAAAAAGAGAAAACGGAAGCGATTCTTCAAATGGGTATTTCGTGATCAAAGGCGTTGGGCGGAGTTCAGAAATTGAACCCCAGGAGTTCAGAATCCGAACCCCCAAAGTTCAGAATTTGAACCCCCAAAGTTCAGAAATTGAACCCCTTGAACCATCAAGAGAACCATCAAGAGAACCATCAGAGAGTGTCGAGCACGACACTCGCACCCCTAAATACAAAAAAAACGAGAAGAGAAAGCTTGTGTACTCCAACATAGACATGGGACTTGCTATCACGATGGACCAGAATATCAAGGCAATGACTGGAAGCACAAAAAAAACAGATCTTGAAAAATGGGCCAACGAATTTAGGATGATGCGCCAGCTAGATGGACGAGATCCTGCTAAGCTTGATAATTTCCTGCATCTACTGGCAACAGGTGAGGACAGGATGTGGGAATTTTGGAGAGGTAATATCTTATCACCTCAATCTATGCGGAAGAACTATGACAAGGTCGTGGCGCAGTATCGCCGAGACATCGTTGACGCGAATAAGATCGTTGACCAGAATATACCGCTAGAAGATAGGGTGTCAGCGCTTGCCAGGACTAAAAAAGCATGACAAATAGCAAAGAAGTTCGTCTAAACCCATCAGAGATAGCTGAGTTCATCATCGAGCCGAATCGCGTCAGGATCATGAGTCACCGCGGAACATGCATGCATGACATTCCGGCTTGTAGCATCTCAGAAGGACTAGACGCTGTGAAAAGAGCCGTGCATGGTTGGGCAAAGTGGAAACATTGTCGCCAGAGCGCAGGAAGCGCACCAAGAACGAACGATCTCAGAGTGGGCGAGCAATGAGCCGCTTCTGCTGCAAAACTATTTGTAGCCAAAACATGATACGTTTACAGATCGTTTACTTTATCGAGCTATACTAAAAATATAAAGACAAAAGGAACAATATGTACACCATCAACGGCAAATCGTACAACGACGAGCTTGAGTATCTGCTAAGCAAAGAATACTTGGAGGATAACCGTGAAAACAAGTGATCACATAAACGAGATTGCAGCGGCGATCGCAAAGTATCAAGAGTCCGCCGTCGACTCTTTTAAGGGGTCGACTGGATACGGATATTTGTATGCAAGTCTTGACGCTGTCCTTAAAGACAACCGTGGGCTACTTGCAAAAAATGGGATTAGCCATGTTCAGAGCCAGGAATTCAGCGGCGACACAGTTACGGTATCAACTCGCCTTATGCACACAAGCGGTCAGTGGATTGAGACAACAGTTTCGGGCCCGTTCGCGCGGTTGAAGGGTATGAACGACTACCAGTCGCTAGGTTCAGCTGTAACATATCTGCGACGGTATGGACTATCTGCAGCACTTGGGGTGTCATCCGACGAGGACAAGGACGCACGCGGTGAACAGCAAGCACAAATAGCAGCATCGGAAGATCAAGTTATGGAGATTGAGAGCCTCATGGCGTCTACAGGATCAGACCGCGCAGGGCTTATGAAGTTTTTCAGCGTTGACGACATTGGGCAACTGACAAGCGAATCAGCAAAAAAAGCAATTACAATGTTGCAAAAAAAAGCGAAAGGATAATCAATGTCAAAAAGAATACAGATCACAGGATCGGCTTCGGTTCAGGGCAGTGACGAATGGAAAGAGCTACGGAAGCAGTATCGCACTGCTTCTGAGGCCGCAGTCGTGTTGGGAATCAGTCCATTCCAAAAGCCGAAAGACCTAAAAATGGTCAAGGCGGGAAAAAAGGAGGTATTTTACTCCGAGGCAATGCGCCTAGGCAACGAGCTGGAGCCTCTAGCAAGGGAAAAGGCAGAAGAGCTGCTTGGAGAGCCGTTCGAGCCGCAAGTGTGGATCCGTGGAAAATATCTCGCGTCGCTGGACGGTATCAGCTTCGACGGGAAAATAATCATCGAGATTAAGGTATCAAGGAGCACCTTTGACGGAGCAACCATCGGAATAGTTCCGGAGCACTATGTCGCGCAGGTTCGGCAGCAGGCATATTGTTGTGGGGCTTACGCGGCATTTTTGGTTGCTATGCACCCCGAGACTAGAGCTATCGCAATAACGCAGGTTGGATGGCAAGGTAAAGATAGCGACTTTATTGCAGATCTTGACGCAGCATGGGACGAATTCGACGCGATGGACGCTCCGGAAGAGATCGACATGGACGATGACGCTGACTGGGGCGCTCTGGTTGACCGGTACCGAGACGCAAAACTAGCACGAGATACGGCCGACGAAAAAATGAAGGAGGTGAAGGAGAAAATGGTATCGTTGGCAGGTGGAAACGCTTATGGGTTCGGGGCAAAGCTGTATCAGGTTGCTGGCAGGAAGTCGGTAGCATATGCAAAAGCACTCAAAAAATATGCCCCAGGAGTCGACCTTTCGGAGTTTGAGACGGTCGGAAAGCCGTCGTGGGCAATAAAAGTCGAAAAATGAAAATCAATCTACTCCTGCAAGACGGCATCTTCTACCCGCACTCAGACCAGGATAGAGAAGCCGCGGACAAGCTTAATGGTGCGATATATGAAGCGGAGATCAAAAACTACGATCTCCGCACAGCACAACAAAACCGTGCCCTTTGGAAGTGGTGCGATATGCTTGCAGAATCACTTAACAATCACGGGCTATACATCGAGAGCGGAGTGCTGCGGTCTCACACGCAATGGACGAAGGACCGCGTTAAAAGCCTCATAGTTGACCCAGTGATACACTCGATGGGCGTAAAGTCGAGTACAAAACTTACAAAGGAGCAGTTTTCCGCTATGATTGAGGTGGTAGAAGAGGCCCTTGCTAGACGCGGGGTGGACCTGCCAGACTTTCCAAGACAAAAGGATTAAATAATGAACAAAGTAAACCTAATAGCTACGCTGACACGAGACATAGAGCTTGGGTATACACAATCTGGAGCTGCTATCGCATCGTTCGGCGTAGCACTGAACGAGCGGTGGAAAGACCAGACGGGAGCCGTACAAGAGAAAGCACACTTTGTGGACTGCACGGCATTCGGCAAGCGTGCCGAAACAATCAACAAGCATTTTCGCAAAGGGTCGCGCATCGGAATCAGCGGGTCGCTGTCTTACGAATCATGGACCAACCAGGCCGGCGAAAAGCGCTCGAAGCTAGGAGTTAAAGTTGATGATTTCTACTTCATCGACCGGCGCCAGGGCGGACAGCAACAAAACCAAGCCCAGCCGACACAACAGCGCCAACACAACAGCGTGATGCCAGAAAACACGACGCTGGAAATAGATACAGACGAAATTCCCTTCTAAAGTAGAGGTGTTTGATGAAAATATTAGTAGCGTGTGAAGAAAGTCAGGCAGTAACAAAAGAACTTAGAGTGTTAGGGCATGAGGCGTATAGTTGTGATATCGAACCTTGTAGTGGTGGCCATCCAGAGTGGCACTTACATCAAGATGTGACTCCGCTTTTAAAGCATAACTGGGATATGATTATTGCATTTCCTCCATGCACGGACCTAGCAGCAAGCGGAGCCAGGTGGTTCAAAAAAAAGCAGGAAGATGGCAGACAGAGACGGGCCATTGATTTTTTTATGGAATTTGTCAATTCTGAGTGTCCACGCATTGCTATTGAAAACCCAGTAGGTATTATGAGCACACAATATAGAAAGCCAGACCAAATTATACAGCCGTGGCAGTTCGGTCATGGGGAAACAAAAGCTACCTGTCTTTGGCTTAAAGGTATAAATCCACTTATCCCGACCGATATCGTTGATGGCAGAGAGCAGCGGATATGGAAACTACCACCAAGCGTAGATCGTGCAAAGTTAAGATCCAAAACTTTTACTGGTATTGCAAAAGCTATGGCAGAACAGTGGGCGGGTAGGGCATAAATTATAGTAGGGAAAGAGTAAAGCATGGAAAAGCAGTATGAAACATTCGCAGTATTTGAGTTCGACGGGATCACGCGGAAGTGGTCCGAGTCAGTGAAGCCAGGGGTGCAGCTCGGAGAAGCTACAGTGACTTTTTTCCGCAGCATCGTTGATCAGTTCGGGGAAGTCAGGTTTTTGGAGTTCGGAGCACGGGAGGCGTAAAATGCGTCATGAGCTGAGGAGGTTTTCAGGACAACGCATCACCGTGACTGCTGAGTATATCTACGAGGATATAGAGCTTGGTCGCGGTCATCTAGTCCGGAGGGTCCAGGATATAGACGGGGAGCGAATATCTGATCATTTGTGGGTCAAGGTCGCAAGAGTCGATGGCGGCAAGCCGAAAAACGGAGATCTAGCAATCATCCACGGGGAGGTTACCAAGTACGGAGTTTTGGAGCGCGGCGCAGGTGTCAGAGAGGACTATGATATTAAATTCGCAACTATCAAAAAACACGAGGTGTAGCCGTGGGAGATTGCAGCGACATCATGAGAAGGCAGGAGGGGGGGGAGCATTACACAAAAATGCCGATCCAACCGTGGGAGATCATCGAGAGAAATGGGCTTGATTTTTGGGAGGGCAATGTCCTGAAATATCTACTACGGCACAAGACAAAAAACGGAGCGGAGGACCTCAAAAAGGCAATCCATTATATCGAATATCTAGTTGAAAGGTACGAAAATGCATGAACCAAAAAGCGTGAGCTACTATCTAGGGCTCATGCCCATGTGCGGCACAGAGAGACAGCGTGAAATAGTACAGGCAGTGATCGACGCAGGGGGCCTGCACCAGAAGGCGGCAGACGCTCTTGGCATAGCCGCCACTAATGTTTCGCGGACAATCAGACTCATATCAAGCAGCATAAAGCATGAAGAAAACATAGACACGAAGTCCATCGAAGACAGGCTGAAGGCCGCAGAAGCAGAGGTCAAGTCTCTTAAAGACCAGGTGCCAAAAGCGCGGATGATCAAGGATATCATATACGGCGACCAACACAGGGTCAAGCGTGCCCCCGTATTCGGTTCTAGCGGGTCGAGCGGAGGGCACGGTGTCCCGGTACTGTTTTTGAGCGACATCCATTACGGAGAGACTGTTTACCCGTCGCAAATCGGCGGTGTGAACGAATACAATGAGGAAACAGCTAATCGGCGCATAAGATCCACGTTTGAAACCGCCGCGAATCTTACCATCGAGCAATTTAAAGACCCGGATTTTGACGGTATCGTTGTTGCGATGGGCGGTGACATGCTGAGCGGCACAATCCACGAGGAGCTGTCCGAGTCAAATTGGGCCCCTATCAACGTGCTGATATATAAGCTAC